CTTCGGAGAATGTCGCCACCGCCTCGTCTAACAGTTAGCGAATGGGCCGACGCAGAAAGGCGTCTTTCACCTGAAGCCAGTGCCGAAGCTGGATGGTGGAATACCGATCGAGCTTCCTATCAACGCGGCATCATGGATTGTATTAACGATCCGGCCATCGAGAACATTGTGATCATGTCAGCCGCTCAAATCGGCAAGACCGAGATACTTTTAAACATCCTTGGCTATTACATCAGCCACGACCCAAGTCCAATTCTCGTTTTGCAGCCGACTTTGAGTATGGCCCAAGCTTTTTCGAAGGACCGATTGGCCCCGATGTTGCGGGATACACCTTGCCTCGCTGGCAAAGTCAAAGACCCACGATCGAGGGATAGTGACAATACGACCCTGCATAAGGGTTTTCAGGGTGGCCACGTAAGTCTGGCGGGCAGTAACAGTCCAGCCTCACTGGCAAGCAGACCGATCCGAATAGTTCTAGCTGACGAGGTTGATCGTTATCCGCACTCCGCGGCTATGGAAGGAGACCCCGTGAGTCTGGCGCGTAAAAGATCGTCCACCTTTTTTAATCGGAAGCTGGTTTTGACCAGTACGCCGACCGTAAAAGGGGCCAGTAGAATTGAAACGGCCTTTGAAGGATCTGATAAGCGGTTCTTTCAAGTGCCGTGTATGGACTGCAATGAAATGCAGGTTCTACGTTGGGCAAATGTTCAATGGCCAGAAGGTAGGCCAGACCAAGCAGTTTACGTTTGCGAACATTGCGGTTCCGCTTGGGATGATACCATGCGCCTTCGAGCGATACGTCGGGGCCGTTGGGAAGCAACTGAAACATTCTCTGGCGTAGCTGGCTTTTTTATTAACGGCCTCTACTCACCTTGGACCCCATTGAGCGAAGCAGCTCGTGAATTTCTGGCAGCTAGGAAGTTACCGGAGCAGTTAAGAGTTTTTGTGAACACCTTCCTAGGTGAAACTTGGGAAGATGTGGGTGAGCAGGTTGACTCGCTGGGCCTGTACGAACGCCGCGAAGATTATGAAGGGTCGATTCCTTCTGGCGTAGTCGTAATGACGGCGGGAGTTGATGTGCAAGATGACCGTCTGGAAATGGAGATCGTTGGGTGGGGCCGTGACGAAGAGAGTTGGGGCATTCAGTACCATCGCCTTGAGGGCGACCCTACCAGCCCGCAAGTCTGGAGTGATCTGGACTCTATTTTGAAGACAACTTTTCAGCATCCAAGCGGCGTTGAATTATCCATCAGAGCGGTGGCCATAGATAGCGGCCACCATACGCAAAGCGTTTATAATTTCGTCAAACCCCGTGAAGGCCGTCGCGTGATGTGCATTAAGGGTGTCGGTGGTGAGGGAAGACCTCTCATCGGAAGGCCAACAAAGAACAACATCGCCAAGGTTCGATTGTTTCCAGTCGGATCAAATACGGTGAAGGAACTACTCTTCAGTCGATTAAAGATAAGTGAAGCCGGTCCCGGCTTTTGTCACTTTCCAAATACTTACGACGAGGAGTTTTTCCGACAATTGACCGCTGAGAAAAGGGTGACCAAATACGTTAAAGGGTTTCCGAGATCAGAGTGGGTAAAGACACGGGCGCGAAATGAAGCGCTCGATGTCCGCTGTTACAGCGTAGCCGCTTATGCGGCGTTGAATACGAACATTAATAAGGTAGCCGAAAGATTGCGTCTTCGAGGTGAACAACTCAAAGACGACAAAGCTACCGATAAACCAGCGCCCGTGGTGCGTCCGTCGCGACCACAAAGGCGTAGGGGTTCGGGCTACGTTTCAATGGTGAAGTAAAAAATGGCAAATTTATTTGATGCAACAAATGCCGCTGAGACTGAGCCAGCCAAAATACAGGCTGGTGATTTACTCCAGTGGAAAAGAACTGACCTTGGCACCGATTATGCGAACGGTACATATACGCTGAAGTATTCCGCTCGACTTGAGGGTACCGGTTCAACAGAAATTGAACTCACGGCCTCGGCAAGTGGTGATGACTATTTAGTCAGCATTAGCAAATCGACGACGGCGAGCTACACCGCTGGGATCTATAGGTGGCAAGCCTACATCACCCGTGATTCAGATAACGAGAGAATTACGGTCGATAATGGGACGTGGGAAGTTCTCGAAAACCGAGATACCAGCACCGCCGATCCACGCAGTCATGCTCGGATCATGGTTGAAAAAATTGAAAGTTTACTGGAAGGAAGAGCAGATGCTGACGTGGCTTCTTTTAGCATTGCTGGGCGTAGTTTAACAAAGCTCAGTATCGACGAATTGATGACTTGGAGGGACCGTTACCGATCTGAATACCTCAGAGAACTTAGACGTGAACGAGCCTTAAACGGTGAAGGTTCGGGCGCTCAAGTGAAAGTGCGGTTCTGATGACTATTCTTGATTGGTTCAAACGCAAGCCAAAGACGGCTCGCCATTATAATACACTTCCTCGAAGGGGCTTTGACGCTGCTAGCGGGTCGAGACTTTTTAACGATTGGACAACCAGTTCCTACAGCTCCACCGAGGAATTGAAATATACACTAGGCAAGATCAGGGCCAGAAGTCGTGACTTGTTTAATAACAATGATTATGCGCGACGGTTTATTGAATTGTGCAAGGCCAACATTGCCGGACCTCAAGGGGTGCAGCTACAAGCTCGTGCGATCGAGGATAATGGTTCTGCCGATAAGGTTGCCAATCAAATAATTGAAAAAGAGTTCTCCAATTGGGGTAAGAGTTGCACCGTAGACGGTCGTTTAGGTTGGGTTGACGCCCAGAAATTATTTGTGGAGACCGTTGCCCGTGATGGCGAGTGCTTAATTCGCTTGGTGCGTGGCTATAACAACCCATACGGGTTTGCGATCCAGTTTATTGAAGCAGATCATCTTGATGAAACCTTCAACGAGGAACTGAAAAGCGACAGCAAGATCGAGATGTCCGTGGAGATGGACAAGTTTCGGCGTCCGAAGGCGTATCATTTATTGGTTAAGCCGCCTAACGGGATTGCACTCGTTCGAGGCAATGATCGGCAGAGGGTTCCGGCATCCGAGATATTACACGGTTATATGGTTAACCGCCCCAATCAGGTGCGGGGAATACCATGGGCCGTCACGGCAATGTCGAGATTACATATGCTTGGCGCTTATGAACAATCCGAGTTGGTTGCCGCAAGGGTGGCTTCTGCAAAGATGGGCTTTTTCACGAGCCCTGATAGTGAAGGTTATGTCGGTGAAGACGTTATGGAAGGGTATACGCCCATAATGGAAGCCGAGCCTGGAAGCTTTGAACAATTGCCAGCGGGCATGGATTTCAAGAGCTTTGATCCAGATCACCCAACAACGGCCTTTAAAGACTTTGAAAAGGCCATGTTGCGGGGCATCAGCTCCGGTTTGAATGTTTCATATGCGAGCCTCAGCAATGATCTTGAGAGCGTAAACTATTCTTCGATACGCCAAGGCTCTTTAGATGAAAGGGATCACTGGCGCAGCTCGCAACGTTGGTTAATTGACCATTTTTGCAGACCCATCTTTGAAGTCTGGCTTGATGAGGCGCTTGCAAGGCAAGCCGTCCCGTTACCCGTAAGGAAACGCGACAAGTGGGTGAAAGTCGATTGGCATCCAAGGGGCTGGCAGTGGATTGATCCTCAAAAGGAAGTTGCTGCAAACATCGAAGCTGTGAAAAACGGCTTTAAATCCTTGGCAGACGTTATGGCCGAGCAGGGCCGTGATCCGTTCGACACCCTGAGCCAATTAGCGGCTGAGAAGGAACTGGCCGAGGCGATGGGGCTTAATCTTCAACTAGGCGAAGCAACTGAACGCCAACCAACCACTGAGGTGAACGATGATGGAAATAATTAAAACAGGGATGGTTTACCGCTCGGCGCAGATCCGTGGCGTGGAAGATCGAACCATTGATTTGGCCTTCTCTAGCGAGGAGCCAGTTGAGCGCAATTTTGGGACTGAAATACTGGATCACGATGATGGTTCAGTTGATATGGAATTTATGGGAAGTGGCAGAGCGCCGCTTCTTGTCGATCACAACCCAACCGACGTAGTTGGCGTTGTGGAAAAGGCATCTTTGGTTGACCGTGTGGCACGGGCAAAAGTTCGTTTCGGGAGAAGTGATCGGGCCAACGAGGTGTTTCAGGATGTTGAAGACGGCGTTCGCTCAAACGTGAGCGTCGGCTACCGCATCAATGCAATGGAAAAGGACGAGGACGAGGATGACTTGGATGTCTGGCGCGTTATCGACTGGACCCCATTGGAAGTTTCATTCGTTTCAATCCCCGCTGACACCAGTGTCGGTATTGGGAGGGATGCGGGTGAGCAATTTGAAACCTTAATCATACGAAAGGGACAAAATATGTCCGATCAAGAAACCGCAGCTCCGGCTGCAACCGCCACAGAAAGCGTTCCAGCTCAAGTGGCACAACCTCAAGTCGACTACTCTAAACTTGAGAGACAAGCTCGTGAGGCACAATCCTCAAGAGTTGCTGAAATCATGGCACTTGGTGAAGCCAAGAACATGCGCGATAAGGCAGTTGATGCCATTCGCGAAGGCAAAACCGTAGAGCAATTCCGTGGAGTTGTAATTGACGCATTACCGTCAGCTCAACCACTCGAAGTTGCTGAACCTTCCCTTACGCAAAAAGAAGAGCGTAGCTACAGCCTTATGCGGGCTATTCGAGCTGCCGCTTCTAACGATTGGAGAGGTGCTGAATTTGAAAGAGAAGTCTCTGACGAAATCGGTGATCTGCAAGGTCGTCAGGCCAAAGGCTTCTTCCCTCATGGTTCTGCCTGGGGACAGCGAAATATTATCGCTGGGTCAGATGCAGATGGTGGTCATCTCAAAGGTGTTGATCACATGGGTAGTGACTTCATCGGGGCTTTAACCAACAGGCTTGTTGTCTATGGTCTTGGTACACGGATCATGTCCGGCCTTAAAGGTGATGTTTCCATACCAAAATTGTCGGCTGGCGTAAGTGCAGCGTTTGTTGGGGAAGGTTCAGCCGTTGCTGAAGCCAACCAGACTTTCGCAGAAGTGCTGTTACAGCCTAAGCAATTGGGTGTGTTCACTGACATCTCTAGGAAGCTAATGCTCCAGAGTGACCCATCAGCGGAAGCGATTGTGCGCGAAGACATTTTGTCGGCGGTTGCACAAAAAGTCGAAGACGTTGTAATCGAAGGTGGTGGCTCAAATGAGCCTACTGGCATTACACAGACTTCAGGCATCGGATCGGTTGCGATTGGTACAAACGGTGGCCCGATTACGTGGGCGGCTGTGACCAATTTGGTCAAGGAAGTTGAGGTTGATAACGCCTCTATTTCCAATAGCACGGCCTTCTTAACCAACAGCAAAGTTAAAGCCAAAATGGCCGCAGTTGCTAAGGTTTCGAGTAGCGACTCGGTGATGATTTTGGACGCTCCTTGGGACGAGTTGTATGGCTATAAATTGGCTGTAACAAACGCCGTACCTTCGGATCTCACAAAGGGTTCAACTTCAGGGACTTGCAGTGCGATGATCTACGGAGACTTTTCTCAACTGATCATGGCCTTCTGGTCATCTCCTGACGTTTTGGTAGATCCATATACAGGTGGCTCCGCTGGAAATACGAGAATCATTGTACACCAAGATTTGGATTGTGCAGTGAGGTATGCCCAGAGCTTCGCAGCTTGCTTGGATTTAACTACTACCTAATTCATGGCGCTCCTAACTAGGGATGGGTCGGCGTTAATAGCGTCGGCCCGCCCTTTTTTTAAGGAAGGTAAATTTATGAAGATTGAAATGTTAAGAGACACCGTCGTTGAGGGTAAGGCCGTTAGCGTTGGTGAGGTTATTAAATGCTCTGATGATGAGGGTATTAAAATGTGTCAAATGGGCAAAGCACGACCGGTATCTGAAAAAGCCAAGAAGCCCAAACATCGGGATGATCTAGCTGCAAAGCTTTCAACTAGATAAATGGCTGTCGAGGCTGATACCGAAAGAGCCGTCTTTCTGGCGACATCCGATTTCGCACAAGTTGCGACCTATACACCAAGTGGTGGGAGCGGTGCGTCAATTAACGGGGTATTTGATAATGGCGACGGCCTTGTT